GGTTTAAGTTTAAACAACATCGTAGAAGATATTGATAATCTCTTCTTAGATGAATCAACAACAGAGGAAACTATTTCACCTGAAGGAGAAACTCTAGGTGAAGAAAATAACGAAAATAAAGAAACTACTGAGGTTGATGCAAATGATTTGTTTGCAGAAGTACCGGAGAGCGTAGGTAGTGGAGATAGTCAAGAGGAGGAAGACACCAATTCTGATAAGAAACCTGGTGCTTCTCCAAAAAACAACTTCTATTCTTCCATTGCCAAAGCCTTACAGGAAGATGGTGTCTTCTCCGAACTTGACGATGCTAATACTGAAGATATAGTTGATGCTGAAAGTTTTGCCGAGTTTACAGAAAGGCAACTTCAAGCTAAATTAGATGAAAAGCAGAAGAGAATTGATGATGCTCTAAATGCAAAAGTTGAACCCTCGTTAGTTCAGCAGTATGAGAATACCCTAAGCTATCTTGATGGTATTACAGATGAGAGTATTTCTGCAGAAACTACTGAAGGAGAAAATCTAAGGAAGCAACTAATCTATCAGGATTACATTAATAGAGGATATTCTAAGGAGCAGGCTACAAGAAAACTACAGCAATCTATAGACAGAGGAAGTGATATAGATGATGCTAAAGAGGCTCTGGATGGAAATAAGGATTTCTTTAAGAGGGGTTATGATAATATAATTAAGGAAGCCCAAGAAGCTGCAGAAAAAGAAGAGAAAGATAGAAAGACTCAGGCAGCAGCATTAAAGAAATCAATACTTGAAGACAATAAAGTATTTGGTGAAATTACTTTAGATAAGGCAACTAGACAGAAGGTCTATGATAATATAAGTAAGCCTATTTATAAGGATAAAGACACTGGGGAACTTTATACTGCTCTTCAAAAATATGAGAAAGAAAACAAGACTGACTTTATGAAGAATGTAGGATTGCTTTACACTCTTACAGATGGTTTTAAAAATATAGATAGTCTTGTTAAAGGTAAAGTAAGAAAAGAAGTAAAGAAAGGTCTTAGAGAGCTGGAACACACCTTAAACAATACTCAAAGAACCTCAGATGGTAATTTAAAGTTTGTAAGTGGAGTTAGTGATGATCCAGAATCCTTTATGGGTAAGAGCTGGGACCTAGATGTCTAAATTATTAATTTCATTATAAACAAATTTTATTATGGCTGGTAAGCTTAACAAATTTCAAATGGTTGGCTTTTCTCACTGGAAAGGCCTAACAAAGGAGAACCACTTGGGTTCTATTTTTCAGGTAGCTCCCCAAAAGGCTACTAATCTTATGGTTCAGCTTCTTGCATATCATAGAGGAAAGACTCTTGATACATTCCTGAGCCAATTCCCTACTAAGGAGTTTGATACTGATGATGAATACACATGGGAAGTTATCGGCTCTTCTAGAAGAAACATTCCTATTATTGAGGCAAGAGACGCGTCTGGTAGTGTTATTTCTAGTGGTAATGCTGGTGTTAATGGCGAGCCTTTCTTTGTTGTTTTCCCCGAGGATTGGTTTGCTGATGGTGAAGTAATCGCTGGTGAGAAGAACGAGGTTTACCCTCTTAGAATCCTAGGTGATGCTAGAATGGAAGGCACTAACGCTGTCTATAAGGTTGAACTTATGGGTGCTGTTACTGCTGGTATGCCCGCAAGCGAACTTGCAGCTGGTAAGAGATTCTCAGTTGAGTATGCTCCTGTTGAGAAGGAACTCTCTAGAAAGGTTGGTGATGTTAGATATAGCTCTCCTATCTCTATGAGAAATGAGTGGTCTACCATTAGAATTCAACATAAGGTACCCGGCTCAATGCTTAACAAGAAGCTTGCTGTTGGTATTCCTGTTACGGAAACTACTGAGAGTGGTAAGCTAGTTAAGACTACTAAGGATATGTGGATGCATGTTGTTGACTGGGAAGTTGAGCAGCAGTGGTCAGACTATAAGAATAATATTCTTATGTATGGCAGATCCAATAGAAACTCCAATGGTGAGTATATGAACTTCGGTAAGTCTGGTAATGTCATCAAGATGGGTGCTGGTCTTAGAGAGCAAATGGAAGTTGCTAATACTATGTATTACAATGAATTCTCTCTTAAGCTTCTAGAGGACGCTCTTTATGAGCTCTCAGCAGCTAAGCTTGACTTTGGCGACAGATATTTTGTTATTAAGACTGGTGAGAGAGGAGCCTCTCAATTCCACAAGGCAGTTCTACAGGAAGTCTCTGGTTGGACACAGTTTACTCTTGATAACAGCTCTCTAAAGGTTGTTCAGCATAGCTCATCTAAGCTTCACTCTAATGCTCTTTCTGCTGGATTCCAGTTTGTTGAGTATATGGCACCTAACGGTGTTAGAGTTAAGGTTGATGTTGATCCCTTCTATGATGATCCCGTAAGAAATAAGATTCCCCACCCCGACGGAGGAGTTGCTGAGTCTTACAGATACGATATCATGTATATCGGCACAATGGATCAGCCTAATATCTTCAAGTGTAAGATTAGAGGTGATGAAGAGTTCAGAGGATATCAGTGGGGTATTAGAAATCCCTTCACAGGAGCTAAGAATAATCCTTATATGAGCTTTGATGAGGATGCGGCTATTGTTCATAGAATGGCTACACTTGGTGTGTGCGTTCTTGATCCTACTAGAACAATGTCACTCATCCCTGCTGTTCTGCAAGGATAATTAGTATAAATGAGGGGGCTTATAGAGATTCTCTCTATAAGTCCTCTTTTAAATATAAAATGGAGAAGTATGGCAAAAAAGATGGAAGAAAAAGTAGACTATAATAGTCTGAATTTTGAGGTAGATGATACCCCAATTGAAGTAGTATCAGAGCCTATAAGGCTTAATGCTGAGGTTGAACCTGAGGGTATTAAAGTAGAGCCTAGAAGTATCAGAGAAGCTCCTACTATTAATATTCTTAGAAATGAAAAGGTAATTGCAAGATTTTTACCTAAAGGATCTGGTATTTGGGGAGATAACCCAAGACATATTCTTAGTGGTGGTAAGGCAGAAGGGGCTTTTACTATTTATGTAGTACCCAGGCTAAGGTCTGGTAAGTTTGTTGATGTTCTCACAAACGAAGAAAAGAACTTTCTAGAGGATGCAATGGGTATGGAAGTAAACGCTCTTAGTGTTCTAAAGACAGTAAATAACTACTGGAAGACAGTTGCTGTTAGATTAACTAAGGGAGATAATTACTTTGACCTATCAAGTCCTGAAGATTATATTAGATATAAAGTGCTGTTAGCAAATAAGGATTTTATTGCACCTTCTCTACAGGCACTTCAGGATGAACCTAAAGCTACTTATCAATTTGTATTAATCTGTGAAGGAGAAGAAAATAAACATGCTCAGGATAACATGAGTACTGTTATGAAGTGCTATAAGGAGTATTGTAAGGTTGAGACTGATATTAATACTCTAAGAGTAATTATTGAGAGTATCGATGGTAGACCTACAGCACCTAACTCTAAGCTAGAGTTTCTTCAGACAAAGATTAATTCTCTTATTCAGACTAATAGTAAGTTATTCTTAAGAGTAATTACTGATCCCTACTTGAATACTAAGGTACTTATTAAGAGAGCTACCGAAGCCGGTATTTTAGCAAATAGAGATAATCACTATTACCTAAGAGAAGATAATTCTCCTCTCTGTGGCGCTAATGAAGAGTCTACCTTAAGTGTAGCTGCTAAATACCTTAATAGTCCAAAGCATCAGGATATACTCTTTGCAATTCAGGCAAAATTAAAAGATTAATATGACTAATCAAGAATTTAGTAACCAATTTGATTTACTATATAATAATATTATGAGTAATCAAGCTCCTGGTATTGATGAATACGAGAAATCAGTATTCTTGACGAAAGCTCAGGATGAGGTTCTTAAAGCCTACTTTAATCCTAAAGGTAATAAGTTTATTGAAGGATTTGATGATAGTGCTAAAAGACAGATTGACTTCTCAAATATTATGAAGATAAGTAATTCAACGGGAAGTGATTCTCCTGCATCTTTTGGTACTGCTGAATTTGATCCACATACTAATAGTAAGTCTGTTACACTACCTAATGATATTCTTGTTATTGTTAATGAGAGTTTAACTGTTAAGAGAGGAACAAGTTATATAACTTTAAGAGTTCTTCCTATTAACTATCAGGAGTATGATAGATTAACATCTAAGCCTTTTAAGAGACCGCTTAATTATCAAGCATGGAGACTAATTAATAGCTCTACTACTAGTAATAATACTACAACTAGAAAGTGTGACTTAGTAATTGGTCCTGCGGATACAATTGATAATACCTCTAGCAGTAAATACTCTATTAGGTATGTGAGAAAGCCATCTCCTATAATTCTTGTAAATCTGTCATCTGAAGGACTCTCAATTAACGGAGTTTCTACTGAAACCTCTTGTGAATTAGATGAGATTCTACATCAAGAGATTCTACAAAGAGCTGTAGAGTTGGCAAAGGCGGCTTATACAGGAGATTTAAATTCTCAGATAACACTTGGACAAACAAGTGAAACTAATATGGGAATTGTAGCACAGAATAAATAATTATGACTACTGGAGAATTTAGTAATGAATTTGATGTCCTAATATCATCCTTTTCTAATAGAGAAGCTTTTGGTTCTCAAAATTCTATTGTATTTGATGAGTATGAAAAATCCTCTTTTCTTACAAAAGCTCAAGAAAACATAGTAGAGGGTATTTATAATGGACTAAATATTCAAGGAAAAGCATTTGAGGAAACTGAAGAATTTAGGAGATATCTAAGCTCTCTAATTAAAACTGTTGATATAACACCGGAAGCTAGTACTCAAGAGAAGCTATTATCTAATTCTTCAAAAGTATGTAAATTACCCTCAGATCTTTGGTTTATTACTTATGAATCAATAACTCTACCACAATCTCAGAGTGTATGTACTTCTAATAAAGTACTAGAGGTAGTACCAGTAACTCAGGATAGTTTTAATCGAATAAAGGAAAACCCCTTTAAGAGAGAAACTACAAGAAGGGCATTAAGATTAGATCTTGGTACTAGTAGTACTAATGAGCAGGTAGAAATTATATCATCATATGATACATTTTCTAAATATACTATAAGGT